TTACAATCACGCCACCTGCGCCGCCACCGCCGCCGTGCCACGTACCACCAGAGGCTCCACCAGCAACGACAAGAAATTCAAGCGTTGGGTACAGAACGCCAGTTGCCGAGATCGTGAATGTCCCAGACCCAGTAAACGTGTGAGATTTGTAGGTTGCGCCGCCAGATGCGTACGTGTTTTCTGATCCACCCGATGCCACGTAAATGCCAGACTTGCCGCGCAAGTTGGCCATACTCACAGCACCAGACGCTTGGCCAGCAAGAGAGCGAACCTGGCCGTCGTTCAGGTTAATGGCGGCCGTAGCAGAGCGACCAAGCTCAGTGTTGACCTGAGACAGAGAAATTGTGCCGGATGAAGGTAATGGCATCTCAAGCGCCTTTCAGTTTTTCTACTTCGGCTTTGAGCTCTTTGACGGCCTCCACCAGCAGCCCCATCAGGTTGCCGTAAGCCACAGAAAGATGCTCGCCGCCGACAACAGCCTCAGGCAGTACTCGCTGAACGTCCTGCGCAACGAGGCCGGTTTGGCGCTCGCCAGTATCGACCCGCGTGTAGGTGTAGCCAGTCAGGCGACTGACCTTATCCAGAGCGTGAGGGATGACATGCAGGTCTCGCTTGAGGCGAATGTCTGAATAAGCCGTCACGTTTCCGGGGGCTGTGAAGTCGCCGGATTCTGAGAACCTGAAGAACTGGTATGAGCCAAGCTCTCCGGTCTGGATGTAGGCCGCGGATTGATCGGTGTCGTAATAAAAGGAGACATCGTTGTCCGGTCCAACTCGAACGCCGCTCGAGAAGCGCTTTACCCCGGAGATCACCTGATCACCGGTCAGCTTCACGGCACTTGCAGAAACCTCCTCGGCTGCGCTGATCGAGTTCTGGAGGTCGAGAGCCGTGACGCGCAGACCGACAACAGAACCAGCGTCGAAAGCTCGGGCCGTCGTGCCTTCCTGGCCGCGAATAACGTTCGAGAAGATGGGCGAACCAGAAGCCCGAGTCCTGACGTAGACAATCTCCACGTTGCCGGAAGAGTCTTGCAGGACGACCTTGAACCAGTCGTCCGCAGACGGGAGGCTTGAGGCTCCGACATCGGCGATGGGGAACAAGTCAGCCTTCGCCGACTGAACAGTAAGACTGGTCGCCGAAGCGTCAATCCCTGATGTCAGCAGAGCGCGAGCGTTGTTTGAAAAAATTTGCGGCATTACTTGGACCCTGCGTTCGCAATATTTTGATTGGTGATGGTGAGCTGATGCTCAAGCGCAATCACCCTCTTTGAGAGTTCAATACAGGCGACAAGAGCGGCGTTGCCATAAGCGACAGAGAGAATCCCCGAGATGTCATCGAGAACCGTCTCAGGTAGCACGTTGAGCATATCCTGCGCGGAGACACCGGCCTGACGATCCTCTGTGTCGATGCGGGTGTACGTGCCGCTCTTGACCAAGGAGAGTCGCTCCAAAAAGTCGTTTGGCAGCGCGGCCCAATCCTTCTTGAGGCGCTCGTCAGAGTACGCGGTGACGTTGCCGGACATCGTTAGGTCACCGGCCGCACTGATTGTTGCTCGAGTCGTGCCGCCAGAGACCCAGGTCAGAATGTTGGTTGCTCGGGCGAAGTTCCAGTAGTCGGTCGAGTCCAGGTTATGGATCACATTTCCGCTGGTAATTGCGAGGTAGTGGTTCGCGTCCTGGAAAAGCGTGGTGTCGCTGAACGTCTTGTTCCCGCCAATAGTTTGTGTACCAGTGGTGTACACGCCGTTAGTGACGGTGTTAGCGTTTCCCGTGATCGAGATTGGCCAGGTGCCGGTGGCGTTAGAGCCATCCGTGTCGGCCTTGCTGGAAAGGTCTAGCACCACCCAGGAGGTGGCCGTGCCATTCGTTTGCAAGTACCTGCCGACGTTACCGCTCTGCGACGGAAGCACCTTGTCCTCCGCAAGAGACGTAATCCATGACGGATTGGCGTAGCTGCCGGTGGTGTAGACGCCATCCGTGACGGTAGCGGCGTTCCCGGAGATGGAAATACCCCAGGTGCCGGTCGCGCCGGTTCCGTCGTTCTCGGCCTTGCCTGAGTTGAGGTTTGTAAAGTTGGCATCGACCTCCGCGTTGGTCAGCGGAGATCCCTTGCCAGCGCGGGTGACGATGGTTGCCATTCAGTACTCCCGATCAGCTAACAGTGATGGTCCAGGTGATCGCCATTGCGTCGTCAACACCTTTATTCACTACGGCAAACACGGTGCGGCAAAGCATGGTGCCGCCGCTGTTGGCATTGAACGTGCCAGCTTCGGTGACTGCGCCAGTGCCGGTGCCAGGCGGGAATGTGGAGGTGTAGGTAACCACCGCGCCGGAAGAGGTGGCAGTTGCCAGAGCAACGCGACCAAGTTCGGAGCCGAGAGCGGTGTTCGCGGCATCAGCGGCGACAGTGCCAGCGCCGATAGCCATGTGGCTCATGACGGCTGGAGTGCCAACCATTCGAGCGGCAATGAATGTCTTGCCAGAAGCAACAACAAGGTTCTTCACCTCGCGCCGGTCTTTGACTTGGCCATCCTTATCAAGGATCTGGATGAGCACATCGCCGGTGACTTTGAATCCGTCTTGGATCATTTTGAAAACTCCTTAAAACACCGTGGAAATGCCCACGTAACCCTCTAAAAAATAGGTGATGTCGCAGTAGTCCTGCATTGACAGCACCCCACTGTCCGCAACGCCAACCGATTCAGCCGCAAACTTGCTGCTGATCATGGCGGCGGCATCTCCAACGACTGCAACGTTGGAAATTCCTTTTGATAACGAGTAGACCGAGCCATCAAAAGCCTCGGCACCATCGTTCATAGCGAAGCCGTCAGCGAGATTCTTTGAGAACTCGATGAGCTTTGAATCAACAACGGCTAATGTCTCAAGCTGAGACTTTGAAAAACTAAGCGCAGCATGCTCTGTCACGCTCTGTGAGTCTGCCAAGTCTCGGATAAAAATAAGAACACGCTCAATTTCATCGGTGACACCAATAGAGTCGGCCGCGCTCTTGTCTACATCCAAAAAGACTGCATCGCCGCCTACTCCGACAACGGACTCGAACGGCTTTGAAAGCACAAAGCTCGAGCCGTCAGTGCTTACGACGGAGTCCCCGATATATCGGTAACGACCGGAAGCATCAAGAGCGGCAGTCACCGTCATCTCGATATAGGCGACCTCAACCCCAGGCAGCTCATGGCCGGATTGGGTTATGAGCGAGAGCCGTAGCGTCATCAGAAGTCCTCACGCACCTTGAACTTCAAAAGGTCGTAGACCGTCTGAATCTGGCCATCCTGGAAGGTGATCTCGATCTCTCCCACGTAGTCACCAGGCTGGCCCTGGAGCATCTCTGGTGCTGAGGCGGGGTAGAACACAATTTGGCCAGCAGGACCGTCTACCACTGCGCCGATTACGGTGGCTTGCAGACCGTCGGAGCCAAGCGCCTTGAACTTAAGGCGAGGGGTAGAGCTGCTGACATTTACCGGAAGCCCGGTCTGATCATCGGCGATGTTGCACACAAGAGCCGGGCGGGTATCACCCTGGACCAGCTTGATCTTTTCGCTCATCTCAAATCCTCCGCATCTTCACGCTCTGGTTCGAGCGAACATGCCCAGCGTTGGCGCGGAGCTTTGCGACATTGACGCCGCGGTCGAAGATCACCTTGTTGACCGCAGCCATCTGAATGTTGGTATAGGGTTTACCCGCAGACGACATGAGCCGTGTCAATGCGCCAGCAGCGATCACCTCGGCGTAGTCTTCGAAGATCACATCCTCAACAAAATCGGAGCTGCGGGTCGGCTTGAGGGCCACGCGCATCGTCAGCCCGTTGCGGTAGTTCTTGTCAGGCACAGGCCAGACGGTGACAGAGCGCTCCTCCTTCTGGAGGTAGTACTGAGGCGTGGAGGGCTTGGACTCGTACTCGTCGTACAGGCGGTTGTAGACCGATGCGGCAGCGATGAAGTCGGGTGCCAGCGGTTCGATCTTGCTGCCGTTGACCCAGGCTCGCTGGATCTTGATGATCAGGGTTTCCTTGACCGGGGGCTCGAGGTCGTAGTCGATCAAGCCTTCGCGGATGGTCACGGGGTCGTGGTCGCGGGTCAGGATCAGGCTGCGCTCGCAGAACTCGATCGCCGAATTGCGAATGGCCAGCAAGACAACTGGCTCGGGTGCGCCTGCAACCTCGGGCAGGACGTAGGGGAAGAAGCTCTCGTAGCTCGTCATACGACACCACCCATCTGTGCAGCAGGCACATTGGGCTCAGCGCCCTTGCGATTGAGGTTTGGCGAGTAGGCGTTGTCTTTGTTGGTCTTGATGCCCATCGCGCCGTTGAACGCCGCCAGGTACGAGGCGGCGACTTGAGGGCTGGCCGTGAACTCGGTGTCCTTGCTGTAAGCGCGGAACATCAGGTAGTTGAGAGTTGCCTCGAAGTAGGCCTCGGACAGGCTCAGTGCATCGCCGATGGCACTGACCTTGGTTGGGTACTTGGAGAAGATCGCTTCGATCTTGGTACCAGCCGTCACAGGCGGGTACACGAAGTAGGAGGTCGGGGTGCGCTCGTCATAGGTGAAGTGACGGACCTCGGCCTTCTTGGTGGATTGATGCCAGTAGGGGTTGAACTGGTCGAGCGTCTCGCGCTCGATGATGCGCACGGAGCGACCCGGCGAAACGCCATCAGCGGCCATGTTGCGGACCACATCGAGCAAGCGGAAGTTGTCAGCAGGGATCGACTGCTTGGAGCCAGCGACCAAAGTTACAACCTTGGGGTCGGGACTGGCATCAGGACGCACGGTGGCCACTGCTCGCTGGGCATCGTTGATCCAGTCGATCAGCTCCGAGTCCAGCCAGCGGTACTGGCTGACATCCTCATCGCTGAGCAGAATCCTTGCGCGTTTGATTAAGTCAGAGACGTTCATGCCTGTTCCGAAGACTTGGTTGAGGGCTTACGCCCTGCTTTGGACACCTGTCTGCGAAACGCCGTGATGGCCGTTGACAACTCGTTGTCTGGCTCTTGGTCCGCGCTGGCTTGGGGTGAATTTTGACTGGTGTTTTCCGGATGCGGCTCTGGCACGGCAGGGGGATTTGGCTCGGGGACGTAGAGCTCCATGTCGGGCCGCTGAGCGAGGTTCTCAGTCCAGACGTAAATCGTGCCAGTGGTTTTTTGTTTCAGTAGTTTGCGCATAAAAAAAGGGAGGGGAGTTACCCCCTCCCCCTCTCGGGTTGAGAAGAATTACTTCTTCACGTAGGCGGCGACCAAAGCCTCAGGCTTGGCAACCTTGTAGCCGTACACGTTCAAGCCGCGCACGATGTTGCCGAAGGTGCTCTGAGCACGCAGAGTTTCGACGTTCGTGATTTGCGAAGCGAAGGTGATGGCATCACGGGTACCGGCCATGACGTTCCAGGCGGTGGTGTCGGCGTTAGCGCCAGAACCACCAGCGGTAGCGTCAGCACCCAGGTCGGTGACACTGGTCAGGTTGTTGCTGATGTAGACCGTGAAGCGGTCGATCATGCCGATCTTGCCGTTGCGCAGCGGGGTAACGCTGTCACCGGTCAAGTAGGCTTGCTTCAAGTCAGAGCGCTTGATCAGCGAAGCCATCCAGGCGGGCAACACAGCCCAACGGCCGTCTTCGGGCACGTTCTGCTCGTCCAAGGCCTGGCCCATGTCCAGCAACAGATCCAGGACGGTGTCCTTGGTGATCTGGCGTGGAGCACCGGTAGCGCCCAGGTTCAAACCACCGGACAAAGCACCAGCGTTGGCACCTTTGTTGGCGGCAGCGGCGTCAGCGAAGACGTTGCCCAACACGTCGCCGTCGATGGCGATCTTCATTTGCTGACTTGCGTCATTGGTGAAGATGTCCATCAACTTGATGTCGGCCTGAACTTCGTCCACATCGTCCAGGACCACGCTGAAGTAGCGGCCCTTGTCGATGTTCAGTTCCAACGGGGTGCTTTGGGGCACTTCGTTGGTCAAGTTCTGACCCTTGGTGTAGGCGCGGATGGTGATCGTGGGGATCGTGCGGATGGTGATCTTGTCGCCCATCGACTTGATCTCGCCTTCCCAGTCGTTGTTGGTGATCTCGCCCAGGACGGTGCTCTTGTAGAACTTGACCTGGAGCTTGCCCGACCACAACTCGGGGATGAAGCCGTTTGCACCGGCGTAGGTATCAGTGGTTTGACCGGCTACATAGTAGCCACTGGTTGCTGCAATAGACATTTTGATTTCCTCTTACGAGAGCTGGCTCACCGGACTCGTTGTTCTCGGATCGCCAACTGGATTTCAGTATCAATGGCAGCAGCTTTTTCCTCAGTGAACTCGCCCTTGCGATCACGCGAATAGAAATCCGCTATCTCGGCTCGGGTCCAGATCTTCTTGCCAGCCGGTGGGGCATCTACACGAGAGCCAACCGGGGCGACCTGGGACGCCAATGAGTTATCGGCTGCTGCCGACGTTTGTTCCTGAACCCGCCTGTACGCCTTAAAGAATCTGGCAACGCGATCCGCATCGCGCCCCTCTTCAGCCTGCGACAGAAGCACTTGACGTTGGGCACCTGTGAGCTCATCGAGCTCGCCAAGCCACTCATGGAAGTTCGGGTCGTCGTTAACCGCCATCCAGTCCGGAACCGCGTTGGCCAACTTCTCATAAAAGTCAACTTCCTTGGTCTCAGTCG